GATTTTAATTCTTTAAAGGAGCAAATCAAATGATAAACATAAAAATGGGGAATAGTGGGGTTACTTTTAATTGTATCGTATGCGCAGAGGGCGTGCGGTACTGTGTAATGCTAAAAGACTCTGACTTTATGACAATGCCTTGCGGCTTTGGAGACACGGTTATGGATGCTATTGATGATTTCAAATCGGCGGCAAGAGAACTTAAATTAAATCAATAAAGGAGCAAGGCGAATAAGTGTAAGTAGAAAATGGTTACCAAGATTTAGACATACTCCTATGAAAATAAAAACCGGATGGTTTTCGAGCCGAATAGTGCAAGTACTAGAACAACAATACCACGACACCGGAGAATATGATTCTCCAGATGTATCAGGGCAGTACTGTCCGCTTTCTATAGATAGGAAAGGATGGGGCTTTGTAAACTCACACCCAACAACGTTGGTTAATATCGGGCCTTGCCACTGTGTAAAGGAGGAGCAAGACAAATGAATAATTTTGATAGACACTTTATGGGTGCAGAGTACAGATTAGGTTACGATAAAGGCTACGCACATGGCATTAGAGCGGCTGCTGTATGCCTGTTGATAGCCGGCGCTTGTGTTTTACTTTTCGGATAAGGATCAAGAGTGATGAAAAACCAAGAGATTTTAGATAATGCGCCAGAGGGCGCGACACACATTGATGTGGAAAGTGATTTTTGTAAAGATGGTTATTATTTCAGCTATGCTTCAAGGCGATGGATACCATCTGATTTCGTTATTGGAAGCCGGTCACTAGCAGATATTAAGCGCATTGTTGAGCTAGAGAAAAGGTTGTCTCATTCAGAAATTATGGGTGAAAGACAGCAATCAATACGCGACTTAGAGCAGCAGGCTAAGGGGCTGGAGGACTTACACAAATCAGTTGATAAATTCGGGGCTAAATCGCTAATGTCGTTTTTATTGATAGAAGAAGCTGACGAATTACGCGCCCGATCCAAAGAGCTAAAGGAGCAAATAAAATGAACTTTGAAAGTATTATTATAACTTACCTAGGGGGTTTGCTTTTGTTGTCCATTGCACTTTTTATAGGGACAGCAATAAATAAATCCAACGACACATATAACAGTAGTAACAGTGACGTTGAATTGTTATCTATATGTGCCCTGGTTTGGCCTGCAGTTGTAGCCGTTGGTATATTTGTACTTTGTGGCTTTCTTGTATTTTGGCCTTTCAGCATAGCTAACAACGCCTTAGCTAGCTATATCAAACAAAGAAAACAGAAGTAAGCTATGTACGCTATTAACAATAAGCCAGTGCTTGAGGATCTTTTAAAATGATTAAAAGAACTTATTTTATTTCAACCAAGTGTACCAGTAATAAATCTAACGGGGGCTATTCCCATTTTTCAACAACTGCGTCTATCACGACGTGGTTCCCTACCCCGGACTTTATGTTTAAAGAAATGACTGGCTACGCAGAAAAAGAATTTACAAACAAAGGGTTACCTGTAGCAAAAATGCAATTAATTTCATTTAATAGAATTAATTAACAAACTATAAGCAAGTAGTAAAAAACAAGACAATGGAGAATTATAAATGTTAGAAATTATTGTTTTTTTAGTTTGGGTTATATTCACTCTTGGGTTAACTGCTATGCCCTACGTACTAACGTATTGGATTGTTTATAAACGGCAAAACTGCTCTTTTGTCGTAAGTGTTGCGCCGCTATTTTTTGCATGGCTGTCCATTGCAAACTGGTATTGCATGTTTTTATATTTACAATTAATTTAAATTAAAGGTAAATAAGCAATGAGTTACAAAAAAAATAATAAACTATAAATTACATAAAAACTAAAAGAGGTAGTATGTCTAATATTTACCAAGTAGTTAAACAAAGTAGAAAATTACTAAAAGAAATCGAAGTGTGGACTGATGTAGCTATCACATCACAAATGAGAGACTGGCCTACAGATCTAGGGGGTTACGTACCTGATCCAATTCCACCTAGATTCGAAGAGTTAGTGAAAGCATACAATAAAGGAGAAACGACTTACAGTGAGTGCGTGTTATCCATAGGCAAACATTATCTCAATTAAACAAATGCAGCAGACTTATTGCACTGAAGCACTAAAGGGGCAAAGCAAATGAAAGGTGGCATGGGAACGTCAGGTTATGAAGACCCCGATGCGGGAGATTTCGGGATGAATCCACAAAAAAGTAGAGAAGCGGAAGATGAGGGGCAAGGCGAATGACTAGTTCACAACTAGATATTGTATTTTTATTAGTGATTAACCTTGCGCTAATAATTCTTTCTATTCGTATAGTTATTTCTGATCGAAGGTTATTCAAACGATTAGCAATTGCACTGGCTCAAGAATGGACTCAAGAAAAAGACGCTAAAATTGCAGAACTTGAGAAGTTCAAAGATTATTATCAAGAGCTTGTAGAGGTGCGAGGTTACTATGGCATTACTGATTTGCTTGTAGCCGATACAAAACACAAAGAACGCATTGCAGAGCTAAAAAAAGGTTATGAAGAATTAAGAATTGCTTCACTGTACGCAGTTTGCAAGATGAGCGGTGGACAAGCAAAAGCAGACTTAAGAGATGCTTATGACAAAGCTACTGACTATTTAAAAGCACTAGAAGAGTAAATAGAAATATGAAATTAAAAGCTTATACAGTAGATAAATACTGTGAAATAGGTAAGAAGTGGGGCCCAGTATACCGTAATGGTAAAGGTGCTTTGTTCAGTAGTCGAAGTGGAGTTACTGCCTACCTTACTAGACAAGAAAGGCATGGAGATAAAGGAAACCGTTATCGTGTTAACACTTATCAGTTAGAACTAGAGAAGGTAGAAACAACATAACTATTAAAATTAAATAGTAAAAATAGCGTACAGCAATTAATACCGTGAGACCCCCGTAAGTAAAAAATAGGGCATATAATGGAAATACTAATAATACTGTCAATATTTTTTGTAGTATTTATAACTTTAATAATATGGGGTATCTATTTAGACGTGTAAATTAAAATAAAAAGGTAAAAAAATGAATACACGAGCAATGAAATTTTTTTTGTTTATTCTAGGTATGCTAGTAATAGGTGACCCAACCCTAATGATAGGAATAACTTTAGTAGTATGTTCAGAAAACATAAAAATAAAAGAAATAGGAAATTTAGATGACAAACCCTAAAATTATTCACTTTCCTATACAAAGAGTAGAATTAATAATAGACAGTTTTTCTATTAAAGAAGAAACTCCTATTACTTATGTACTAACTAGTACTCTGCCTAACGGTAGTAGTAACATGGATATTTTTTACCGCAATACTCCTCATCCAGTACATGGAAATCACTACTTAGGTGTTATATCAAAAAATGGAGATACCTTTATAACTAATGCAGATAGTATTGAAAGTATTTGTATAGGCATGGTTAAAGATGGCAATGGTAATTTTCAGTACAACAGTTATCGCCATAACTATAAAAGTTTTGATAATGGTAGTATTATTGGCGGTGGTCGTGACTATACTAAAGGCAGTAAAGTAGTATATTACCAAGTAATTAAAGGAAAATTAGTACCTAATGAATAAAAACATTAAAAAACTTATTAAACAGATTAACAAAGAAAAATGCATTAAAACTATAAATAGTTTAACACTACTACTAGATATTGAAATAAGCACAGCTTATAACAAAACTAAAGGTAGTCTTTCTAGTAGAGAAGACTATGAAAATAACATATATAGTAAACTTCGTAGTAAAGTTTAATAATATACCAAAAGTAGCCATTCAAGTACTAAATGTAAATTAAAACAAGAAGATAGCATATGAAAATTATATTTGCAGGAGGAAGAAATTTCACAAGTGTAAACGCAATACGTAAAATACTTACTTATTTAACTGAAATGAGAATAATAAACTATAAAGAAAAAATTACAGGGGTGAGCGGAAAAGCCAAAGGTGCTGACACAATGTTTGCAGAAGAACTTAAAAAATTTAATATCCCTGTAGAAGAATATCCTGCTAAGTGGGATGACTTAGGTGCAGAACCCTGTGTAATAGGAATAAACAACTACGGAGATAGTTATAATAAACTAGCAGGACATAATCGTAATACCCTTATGGCACAAAATGCCGATATACTTGTATGTGTGTATGAAGGTAGTGCAGGTACTAAACATATGATTAACGCAATGAAAAAACTAGGTAAGCTTACTTATATATTTGATTATAATGGTTTACCTGTATATTAAAAATAAATAAAGGCAGTATTATGGTATACGATTATATTGGAACATTTACTAACAAAAAATTTCATTTTATGAACCCTTCTGTAGATGAAATATGTATTGAAGACATTGCACAAGCTTTAAGTATGAACTGCAGGTACTCTGGGCATGTAAAAGATTTTTATAGCGTTGCAGAACACTCAGTAATTATTGCAGACTTAATATACCAGCAAACTGAATCTAAAAGTAAAGCCCTAGCTGCATTACTTCATGATGCAAGTGAAGCATACCTAACTGATATACCTAGGCCTATTAAGCCCTATCTAACTAACTACGTAGATATGGAATCAAACATTGAAAAAGTAATACAGCAAAAATTTAATATTCCCCCAATGGATGAGCTAACTAAGTATCTAGATACGCATATAGTTGGCGCAGAAGCCAAAATCTTATTTAATACAGTACCAGACTGGGCTAACGACTATGATGATATGACTATAGATATTTTAAATCTAAAACCTAACTTCGCTAGAGTATCCTTTTTAACAGCATTTAAAATGTACAGTAGAGAAAAAACACAATGATTATTGGATTAACAGGAAAAGCTGGTAGTGGTAAAGATACTGTTGCTGCACAATTTGTAAAAAATGGTTTTGAGCACTACTGGTTTAGTAAACCAATGAAAGATGCATGTAAGATTATTTTTGGTTGGACTGACGCTCACGTGTATGGAGAGCTTAAAGAGATAGTAGACCCTCGTTTTGGGGTATCCCCAAGAATAGCATTACAAACTCTTGGCACCGAATGGGGCCGTGATTGTATAAATAAAGATTTATGGGTAAATATCGCCAAAATAAAAATGGAAAATACCCACAATATTATAATTAGCGACTGCCGTTATAATAATGAAGCAAAAACTATTCGATCAATGGGTGGTGTTATCCTTAACGTCGTTAGAAGTGACGTAGGAGAAGTAAATGCACATACTTCAGAAATAGGTATAGACCCTAACCTTATTAGCAACACACTAACCAATAATGGCACTATTGAACAACTTAATAAAAAAATTGAATATACAATTACCCAAAATTCTTTTTAGTCATAAATTAAAGGAAATACTAATGTCACTAACTACAAAACAATTACGTCTAGTAACTTACAACAGTATAATCGTAGCCAACCTAAGCAAATTTAGTACAGGCTCTGTTTTATCTAGAGTGCATTTTACTAAACTATTTAATATTCCTAATATTATGCATACAGGTACATATTCTCAGGTACATAGTAGTAATCTAAAACTACTCCAAGCCCAAATGGAAATTAATGTTCTTATGCGAGAAAATGGATTATACATGAAATCAAAAAACTACTATGACAGTTTTGTTGTAGTAGATAAAAAAACAACTAAAAATACTATTATTAGGTATAGCTCTGAAGTAGATGTATATAACTCTTGTACAACTAGACTTGAAAACAAAATGAAAACTAGAGTAGCTAGTAAAACTTGGGGGTCTTACTCTAACGTTTCTACTACAAGTATTCAAAATTTATCCAATAAACCTAGTACTAGACACACTAAAACTATCAAAAGAGTTAAAACTTTCTAAACAAGGGCTATTATGTCAGTACAATCAGATCGTGCAGGATTCGAAGAAGCTATAGCAAATATGTCTATAGGTTCTACCCAATTTTACCAAGATTACGTGTTTTATGTACATTTAATTGCGCAATGCCGTTTAATATTTGACAACACAATGCAGCATGTAGCTGCTGTCAATTTTGTTGATAATACTTACAATTTGTATATATGCCCTGCAATGTTTAACGCAGAACCTTTAGAGCAAAGAATAGGTACTCTAAAGCACGAAATGTTACATATTGCTTTAGGTCATTTATTTAGATACAACAAGCAAGACACTAACTTTGATAATTTTAATCTTGCAGCGGATTGTGCTTTAAACCAAGAAATTAATAGAGACCATATACCTACTGGGTATTACCCAGATAACTTTCCTAACAAAAAAGCTAATAATCACTGGGGACAAACAACTGAATTTTATTATAATCTTTTAGAGACTAACAAAGAAGATGAAAGTACCAATAAAAACAGCAACAATAGTCAAAGTAAAGCAGGCTCTTCAGGTAATCAACAAAAAAACCCTACTGAAGGTAAACTAATAGGTGACCATACTAAATGGAAAGAAACTAAGGGTGATGAGTATGTTCAGCAAGAAATAACTAAAAACATGTTAGAAAAAGCTGCTGATAATACCGTTAAGTCTAGAGGAAATTTACCTAGTAATTACGTCAATATGCTAGAAAATATAACTAGGAGAAGGGAAGTAGATTGGAAAAAAGTTATACGTAACGTAGTAGGTAATAAAAAAGCTAATATACGTAAAACTCTCATGCGTAAAAACAGACGTATGCCCAATGCTAATTGGGTTAAAGGTAGAACTAAAGACAGAATTTTTGAGTTAGCAGTAATATCTGATGTATCCGGATCAGTTTCTGATACAGCTTTAACAGCTTTATGGGGAGAAATTATAAACATATGCCATATGTTTAACACTCCAGTCAAAGTAGTCCAAGTAGACACTAAGCCTAAAGCCCCAGAAGAGCTTACCAAAAATACTAAAGCAATAAATCGTAAAGCTAGAGGGGGTACTTACCTTTCTCCTGCTATTAATACATTAAAAGAGCATAAAGTGTCATACAACGCTCTAGTAATCACTACAGATGGTGAATTATGTACATCAGACGTAGAGCCTTTTAGTAAACTTAAAGTACCTGTCATATGGCTTATAGAACATACAGGTACAGTTATGCCAAGTATGAACCAAGGCACTATGAGAGCTATCAAATTAATCAAAAACCCCTTTAATTAGAGGTTTTTTATTATATCAAAAGCATAATTAGGGTAACTTATGAATTTTAAAATTATTATAGCCACTATGACTACATCTAACCTACAAGTACTAGTAGGTAAAAAAAACAAAACAACTTACGTAACACAAGTTACTGAAGGAACTAAAGTTACGCTTAATAAAGAATATCAGTCAAGAAATGACGCAATAACTAAAGCAAAATCTTACATCACATAAAAAGGCTGCTTATGGATAAACACGTAATAGTAGGCAGCTACGCTTGGAGTTTAAGATCTGCAAATATACAATTTTTAGATATAGATATATGGTACTGCGGAAAAAAACCAAAGCTTGTATCCTTAAACTCAAAGTTTGTATCTTTAGACCCTAAAGCAGATTATGTTTTAGACTGCAAAGAAATGCCTCTTCATATATTAAACTACTTTCATTCAACTACACCCACACTAGACGAACTTTACACAATTAAGTGTTCTCATCTAGGGTGGCCTAATAAAATGTGGGACAAACACAAACAACACCTACTAATGATGAGTAGTTCAGGAGCTGTTATTATTCCTGAACTATATAAACTTCTTACAGCTTACTGGCAACTAGAGCTTGGAAATAAGTCTTTTTTAGGTTTAAATAAAAATAAAAAATATTTTTTTGACGATCAAGTACAATATGTCTACAACCATGATTATTTACACTTAAAAGTATCTTACCCAAAAAACCCTGTATACCAATCAGTACTAAAAAAAGACAGTGAAGTGCTTATATGTAAAAATAAATTTAATGCACTACCTTTTCCCTTACAAGTTCTAATGTTTCAAGAAGAAATACATACTATTGCTTTAGAAAGATGGATACTTAATCCTTATTGGCTTAAAAAAGATTTAACTATCGCTCAATCTCATTTTTTAGCCCTAAAAAAAACAATAACTAATTTAACTAAAGGTTGGGCGTGTGATTTTATAGTACAAAATATAAAACAATTTAATACCCCAAACTATCCTACATACCATAAAGTAATTAATAAATTACTAGATACCTCCCAAAAGGAAAAATACATGCCAGATAAAGACACAATAGAACTTTTAGACTTAGCATATAAAGAAACAAAACTTAATTTTCCAGCTTTCGACTTAGAACTAAATGAATTTATTCTTCATTGTGCTGAAGGAGATTTGTACGGTAAAGAAATACGCAATTTTTTAGATTACTCCCACCTAGCTCAAGAAGGAGGAGGAGAAGGAGGAGCCGAAGACTGTTTTGGAGTATTCAGTTTAGGAGATATAATATTTAAAGCTTGCTACTATTACCAATCTTACGATGGACATAACTGCGAATATATCCAAGAAACAGTAAAGCAAGTAAAACCAGTACAGCAAACAGTTATTGTTTATTTGTAAATAAAGGAGAAATACTATTAATATTTCAGAAGTAAAAGATTTAATTGCTGCAGCAGACGTATGTGGCCACGTACCTTTAATTAAAGGTTTACACGGAATTGGTAAATCTGAGTCAGTAGGGCAGTATGCTAAAGAACAAAATATGCATTATGAACCGCTAATTTTATCTTTAATGGATACCGGCGACTTGCTAGGTATGCCTGACACAGAAAAAGTAAGTGGAGTCACTTCCACACTATGGGCGGCACCTAGTTGGTTTACTAACATTATTAACGCAGCTTGGCCACAAGATACATGTTTAACTGATCTACAATTTACTGATACTAGTTTTCAAGAATACGTATTAGATAATATCCAAAATAGCACACTAGATAGGGAATTACTTAATACGCTATACTGCAAATACTACCAGTTACCTAATGATCGTCTTCAGTTAGCTAGGCAGAGCAATGTACGTAGTTTACGTTCACGTCGTTCAGTACTTAACTTAGATGAGTTTAATCGAGCTCCACCAGACATTCTTAACGCTTCTTTACAGCTTATTCTTGAACATAAGCTACACACCCATGAGTTGCCTATAGTAAATGGCAAAGAAACTCTTATAGTAGCAGCTATTAATCCTTCTAGTGGTAATTATACTGTACAAGAATTTGATCCAGCATTACTAGATAGGTTTGTAGAATGTGAAGCTACAGCTGATCTAAATTCTTGGATTAAATGGGGAAAACTGAACGGAGTAGAAGATGTCGTAATAGAATTCTTACTAGTTAATAGAAATAAGTTTCACTTTGAACCTGAAGACGGAAGTAAAGGAGCTTCCCCTAGGTCTTGGACAAGACTTTCTAATTACTTATCTAGGCTAAACGACACGCCAACTAATATTATGTCACACTATGTAAGAGGTACTGTAGGTACTTCTTTAGCTGCCCAATTCTTGCAATTTTATAATTCTAACAAAAATAGCCTTACTTATAAAAAAATAGACGACTTTATCAAACTTCAGTTAAAAGATTTAACTACTTTTGATATAGTAAAAGCAGCAAAAAAAGTATCAGTTAAAATTGAAAAAGTAGAAGCAATGGTTAAACTTAATTATGCAGATACTTTCTTGTCTACATACTTTAAAGTACAAAATAGTGATGATAATCTACCTGCCCTAGTCTACCTGTATGCTCTACCTCTAGAAAATCTAGCTTCTACTCTTAAGAAAATCAAATCTGATGATTTAAGAGTTTACGCAGAAATTGCTAAACTAGACAAAAAATACAATAACAAAGGGTTATTTTTAAAAGTAGTTTCCCTAAAAAAGGAATATTAAATGAAAGTACAACTAATTGGTTATACTCAGCCTGCAGAAGGAATGGCAGATAAGTACAATATTGAAGATATTCAGGATTTAATATCTTTTTGTGCAAGAGTATCTAACCCTTCTAATCAAATCAATATGGAAACTACAGACAAGTTACTAGGTTACCTAGCTAAACATAAGCATTGGTCTCCTTTTGAGATGGCTTCTGCTACTTTAGAAATTGAGACTACTAGGGATATTGCTCGACAAATGTTACGCCATAGAAGTTTTGCATTTCAAGAGTTTAGTCAACGTTACGCAGATCCTGCAGAATTTCAAAATCAATTTGTAACACGAGAAGCTCGTCTTCAAGATACAAAAAATAGACAAAATTCTATTGAATCGCATAACCTAGAACTTCAAGAAGACTGGGAATGGTACCAAAGGAATGTAATTGTAGCAGCTAAAGAAGCTTATGAGTGGGCTATTACTAATGGAATTGCAAAAGAACAAGCTAGAGTTGTACTGCCTGAAGGTAATACTACTTCTAGATTATACATGCAAGGTACTATTCGTTCATGGATCCATTTTATCGAATTACGTTCAGGCAATGGTACACAAAAAGAACATATTGAAGTTGCACTAGAGTGTGCAAAAGCGATTTTATCAATCTTCCCTATCGTAGAAAACTACATAGCAAAACCACAATAAAGGTATTTATGAAAATTACAAAAAAAACGCGCAAACTATTAAACGGTATGAACAAAATTACAAAACAAAATTTCACAAAAGGTTTTAAAAGTCCTGTATTTAAAGATATAGCTTTTCCGGGGCATTTGCCTAATTTTGTAAAAATTGCCAAAGGTACTCCTTACGTTAATGAAGCAAATTTCGTGTAAGTAAAACTAAATAGGGTATTTTATGTATTATGTTAAGCCTTTTGTACCAAAAATATACGTAGAATACCCTACTAAAACCTTAGTATTTAACACAATAGAAGAGTATAAATTAGTAGATACCAGTGAAAATGACTTTTCTTATTACGGTAGTAAGAAATACACAGAAGGTAACCCTTATTACGCATGTACTGTCTGTAATCTAGCTCAAAACAAGATAAAAGACTACAGCCCTACCTGTATGGTAGAGCGTAAAGTACCTGACTACAATAATACTACATCAACTACAGCACCTAGTTGGAGTTACTACCAGTACAAGACAGTTATAGTTGAAAACACAAAAGGTCATAATATCGTACCTATAGTCAGGCTACGTAATGAACTAGGGGATCCTGTAGAGACTAGCTTTCCTCTTACAGAAAAACAGAAAACGCGTAACCTTAATAGTTACAGCTATAATTATTGGATAGAAGGTAACAACTCTCCTGAACTACGTGGACTATTACCTGCAGAACGTAATCGTATAGACGCTGAACGTAATCCAAAGTACGGATGGCAGCATAAGTATCGTCACGCTATTGCTAACCGACCTACTAGCAGCTACTATAGACGTATTAAAACGTTCAATGAGCGGAAACAATGCCATGCTTCTCAAGTAGAGGAATATTCCCCAAAAGTACGTGCTAGACGAAATATCTCAGGGATGCCTAATGATTGGGATGATTACTACCCTCACTACGAGAAAAGCTGGAAAAGTAAGAAAATAAAAAAGCAGTGGATGCTTAACCTATAGAAGATAAAATATTATGCCAGAAGAATATGTACCAGATAACTGGGTGGCCGTTAAGATAATACATAAAGACCAAACCACGTATAAAATTTTAGCTGGCTGGAGTGGTGGTTACTTGCACGGCAATAGTTGGAGAATAAACAGTGGTGTAATTGAAGTTAAGCAAGAAGATAACCACTATTTATTTATAGGATATAGCGGTAGCATATACAGATGCCACAAAGACGCATACCAAGTTAGAATGAATATATCAGGTCTTCTTGCCGGTCTAGAAAGACAAGCCGAAGAAAATGATAATGTATCGTTAGAATTACTACCAAAAGATACAGACTGGCTTACATTACTACAAGGAAAGCACAATGGGTGATCATTACTACCTGCAAGATTTTTTAGAACAATCATACCTAGTTGCTAAAGGTCCTGATACAAGCTGGAATTCAGAAGCAGTTAAGCTAACTGAAGAACAATTTGAAGAAATTAACGATAAACTCAATGAATTTGATGCAAGTATGAAACAATACCTTAATAACAAATTCTGTGAAATTAGGGCAGAAAAGAAAGTATGACATTTGATATACTAATAGTACTCTACGTTATAGTAGCTATGGTTTTAGCCGTAGTATTTGCAGTAGGTGTAATGATAGGCATGGGTACTCTACTAATTAAAACAATACCTGATGTAAAAAATAATGATATTGCAGACAATGATCTTGACCAGTAAAAAATAAATATATCCCTAGATTGAGTTACCCCTATATAGTATAGTTACTTTCCATTCTATATATATGTGGTAACCAAGTAACTATGGCCAGACGTAAAGATAAAAGAAGTCCTTTAAAGACCAATCATTTAGTTATTAAAGAAGTATCACCATTAACCGACAACCAAGAAGTATTTTTTAACCACTACAACTCCAATAAATCTCAAGTACTTTTAGGCTATGCAGGATGCGGAAAAACGTATCTAGCATTATACAAAGCCCTTGAAGAAATCAATGATTCTAATACACCTTATAAAAGACTAGTAATAGTCAGATCTGCAGTACCTAGCAGAGACTTAGGAGCAATGCCGGGAACTTTAGAACAAAAAACAGAAATGTACGAGCTCCCTTATCGTGATATATGTAATGAATTGTTTGGAAGAGGAGATGCCTATGAACTACTTAAAAAACAAAAAGTAATTGAGTTTATATCTACTTCGTATATTCGAGGTATTACCCTAGATGACACTATAGTAATTGCTGACGAAATACAAAATATGACTGCCCATGAAGCAGAATCCGTATTAACTAGAGTAGGTATTAATAGTAAAATTATATTATGCGGCGATATTATGCAACGCGATATAACCAAAAGATCAGAAAAAAATATAGAGTTATTTTTAAACACTGTAGAAGCCATGACAGATGATTTTGATTTTGTTCATTTTAACGAAAATGACGTAGTTAGAAGCGGCCTTGTTGGATCCTACATAAAAACTAAACATAAAATATACCCTAGTGGTTATGACTAACCTATTAATATAATTTAACCCTTTAAATATCTTTTCCGGTCGTACAGGCCGGAATACACCAAATTCTACTCCTTTCTTCCTGCTAGACACCTATAAGAGCACTTCTATAATGCAAGACTACCTACAAAAATCTATTCATTTAGGAGATACTGTGCTTACTATGAGTAAACACACTAATGCATTTTACGTAGCAACAGTAGTAGAAATAAACGCTGACAAAGTAGTAATACAAGTTACACCTACTTGTCCACGAGTAGTAAAAAATAACTCAGATACCCTAGTTATTGTAGACTCACTATCAATAACTACCCAAAAGTACCCAGAACATTACTTATAAGGTACCCTTATGCCCTTAGACAAATTAAATAGACCTATAGTAGTAGGGGATACCGTAATCTACCCTGCCTATAACCAAGGTATTAATATGGTACTGAAGCAAGGAAAAGTAACAGAGCTAGATAAAACACAAGTTTTTATTCGTACAAAACTACTAAACACCCGCCATAATATTCAAGAAGTAGTAGTAGTAACTTCGCAAATATCTTTAAATATGCAAGAATACCCAGAAAATTTTTTATAAGGAACAATTTATGTTAGTAGATTTACTAGGACATCCTATCGAAAAAGGTATGACAGTGCTTACCAATGGCTACTACAGTGCAGGTAACCATATAATTACTAAAGTAATAAGAGTAACTAAAAAAGCAGTAATAATTCATGTAGAAAAATACGATTGGCAAAACAAACTTATATTAGAAAAACACGAACTACGAAGACATCCTTCTACAGTGTTTGTTATCGAAAAACAAATAAAGTATAACCAAAAAACTTTTCCAGAGTATCAACTATGATTCCTTGCAGCTTAGGTAAGACTCTAGAACTAGGTGACATAGTATTTACTACTCACAGGTCAGATACTCATGCGTTTAAGACATTTGCTACAATAGTAGGTTTTGACAATGAAACAAGTACAGCACTTGTACGTACAAAAAATGCCCCAAAACATAGCCAAACTAAAAGAGATACCTCACAATTAATATGCCTAACGCAGCAAATGTCTTACAACCTAGAGAACTACCCAGAGAACATATTATGATACTGGATATGCTAAAAAAACCTATACGCGTAGGGGATACTGTTATTACGTATCAACAAAGAGCTATTGTGCTATGTAAAGTTATACACTTACATAAAGGGGGTCTTAATACTATTCACGTAAGACCAGCAGGTACCGTACATAGTTCTTTTACACGTCACGCTGATCAGTGTACCGTAGTCAATGAACAAATTATTTCTAACAACCAAAACTATCCGGAGTATGCATTATGAGTATGCTTGTACAAACTAAAGAACTTTTAAAAAACTCAGGAGCTTTTAACGGGGAAAAAAATGTATACTTAAAAAATATCATGGAAGCTATTAGTTTCCCTACTGTAGACCCAAAAATGAAAGCAGTAATAGCAGTAGCCCAATTAACAGCGTTCTCAAGCCAGTTCAGGCGTAATATTAAATTGTGGGATGATCATACAGAAGTACCAATTAATGCCATCTCCTTCTCACTGGCAGGCTCGGGTGCAGGTAAAGACTCATCAGTAAAAGCAGCACGTAAATGTTTTAAAGGAGGTTATGACTTACTAGAACAAGCAGCCTCTAAAGCAGCTATTTCTATGGCCATAGAAGCTGCTAAAGAAGAAGGACTACCTAACCCTAAAGATGAAGCTATTTACCGCGCATACTTACGTGCCGTGCCTCCTGTAGACATTATGCCTACCACAGGTCCCGGACTTATACAGCATATTAATGATATCGGGGATATTGGCGTAGGTGCAGGTTTTATGTACACAGGTGAATTTAGCGATGAGCTAGCGTACAATCAAGATATGGTTGAAAATATTAAAACTTTATCAGAAATTTATGACACTGGTGATAAAGAAATTAAGTATACAAAATCAGCAGAATTTCGTTCTAAAGTAATTACAGGCCAACCTGTATCTGCTTTATTTGTAGGCTCTCCCGGTCATATATTATATGATGAAGCAACAAAGAAAAAATTTAATATAGCTTTTATGTCTAAACTTGCTCGTCGTAGCTGGTTTTGTTACGCCCCAGATAAAATTGAAGAAGAAGTATTTGCTACTTTAGAAGAATTTTGGGCTTACGAAGAAGCTATTGAAGCTAAGTCAAAACAGGCTAGAGTGGCTATGGACGTAGAAACGCAAGCTATAGCTAAATACCATATAAGTAAGCTGGGTGTTCCTATTTCTGTATCAAAAGATGTTGAACGCTTGTACAAAACATACAAACGTTACAACAATGATGTAGCAGACCTTCTACCTAACCAAGAATCCACTTACGTGTTAATTCGTAGGCATTTGCAATGGAAAGCCCTAAAACTAGCAGGTGCTTTTACCGTAATGAATAAAGAAGATGAAATTACTTCTGAAGTATTTATTGAAGCTATCCGTTTCTGTGAAGTTTTAGATAAAGACATGGAACAATTTGAACGAGACTTAAATAAGTCCGCACATGAGTTACTAGTTGACTTTTTTCATACAAAAACTTTAGTAGATGGAGGTTCTGAGATTAGTACTCATGACCTTAAAAAACAAGGTTTTATGATTAATGTGTCTAAAAACAAGCTTAAAGAGATAGTAGCGTTATGTGCTGGCTATGATAGAAATTCCGTTTATTCTATTATTAATGATGGTTCTGCAATTCATTACGAGCCTATTATTAAAACAGATGTTATTAATGTTACATACAAAGAAATTGACTGTACATCCCTTAACAAAGCAGTAGAAGCTAAAAATAAAGATGCAATACGTCAAGCCAAACATGATATAGCCTCAACAGCTAACTACGGTTTTGAGACTGCAGATACTACGTTTGCTGATCTAGTGCAAATGCTTGAGCAGGACTACGCTTTTTCACCGTTTAGGTTTAAAGATGGTGTAAGAAGAAAAGAAAACTTAGAATCAGGCACTAAATGGATTGTACTAGATATAGATAGCTCGCCTTTATCAGCTGAAGAAGCTCACATGATGCTAGGTGATGTAAATCACCACATTGCGTTAACTAGTGACAATGATAATGAGTTTAAGTTTAGAGTACTACTTGAACTAGATTCTGAAGTATATCTAGATTCTATTTCTTGGAAGCACTTTTATCTTAAAATTTCAGAAGACTTAGGACTAAAAGCAGACCCACTACCTCAAGCCCAAATATTCTACTCTTATGCTGGTCGTAGCATGTACACAAATCTAGATGCTGATCCTATTAGTACTCGTGATTACCTAATGTACGCAAAAGATATGTCTGCAGATAAAGAATCTCAAGGTAAAGTTATGTCTACAGGACAAAAACGTGCGCAACTTAATGACCCTACAACTACGTTTGAGTATGCTTTTGAGGCTAATTATGGAGAAGGTTCCCGTTCTATGTATCGTATGATGAGACATGCTCAAGACCTAGGTGCTTCCTCAGAACAAGTGCTACAACTTTTAGAAGATGTTAATGAGTATTGGGAAAATCCAATGGCAGAAGAACGCCTAGATAAATTAAGAGATCAAGGTAAACGTTTGTTTTAAATACTAAAAAGGAAATACTATGAATAAGTATATACTTATTATGTCTACTGACTGGGTAGATGAATTTAACTGCGAAGAGTTCCGAATCGTGAATACGCTCAAAGAAGCTGAACAAATTAGACAAAGATGTATAGACCAAGGTGGAGATTTTGGTACTAACGAAGGATTTGAGGAAGAAGAGCTTAGTGAAGACGCCATAGAAATAAAAGTCATTACCCAAAATGAAGCTTCTATTATCCAAAAAACCCTTGGAGGCCGATTTGGTACAGGGATACTTTAAACTATAGGAAAAAGTAATGATACAAGAAAAACATAAAAGTAATGTACAAGAAGTAAGTAAAGGTGCAGTTAGTACCGGTTTTAATATTGAAATTAATGAATCAATGTTTCAAATGCTTACTTCAAAAGTATATAACGACCCTACTTTAGCCGTTATACGTGAATGGTCTACAAATGCTTGTGACGCATGCATAGTTGCAAAAAAAGAGCCTAAGTATAATGTACACATTCCTGTAGCAGAAGAACTTTATTTTTCTGTACGAGATTATGGCACAGGACTACATCCTGACAGTATAGTAGGATTATTTAGTACTTTAGGCTCTTCTACTAAAAGAAACTCTAATGAGCTGAATGGAACTTTTGGTATTGGACGTATGGCTGGTCTGGCAGTGGCTAGTGGGTTTTCTGTTGATTCTTACTATGAAGGTGTAATGTATTCTTATGCTATCAGTGTACAAAATGGTGTACCTGTTACAATATCTTTAGGAGAACAAAAAACTACAGAACCTAACGGATTAAAATTATTAGTAGCTGTAGATATTGAAGATGTACACCACTACCAAATAAAAGCCCAGAATCTGTATAAGTATTTTGACCATAAGCCTATTCTTAATATAGACTTAAACATAGAACTAGATACTACAGAGCATATTTCTGATGAATGGTTTATTAAAACTAACTGTAAAGTATACGAAACTGCAAATTATGTAGTTATGTCTCAAATTGCTTACGCTATACCAGAAGACTCAAAAATAAAAAACTGTGGCTTTAGAAATTTAATTATCAAGGCTCCTGCAGGAGCTGTTTCTTTCAATCCCGGAAGAGAGTCATTATCTTTAACTAAAGAAACTATTTTGTATATAAATAATAGATTTTTAGAGATTAAAGAAGAGTATATACATTTAGCTATAATGAGTATTTCTGAAGGTACTAATGACAAAGAAGTAAATAAAATAGCTAATAAGGTAATAGCGAATGCCCCAGATGAGATACGCGATCTAATAGACCCAAAAGCATTCTACTCAAAGTACTTAACTTCAATGATTTTTTCATCACATAGTCATAGTGCGCGTCAAACCAAAGAATTTGCTATACTTACCAATAACAAAATAAACTTAGCACAAAAATACAACTATAGAAAAAATATAGTTAGTTTATACGAAAATACTTCTTTAAGGGTTAGAGATTTACTAAATACTAGTCATGTAGTAATAGATTTAAAGACTAAATTTAAAACAGTCCTAAGTAAAGAATATGAAAACAAAACTGCTGTAGTTTGGTCTAGACAGGATGGAGTAGAAATTGAAGATTTTCTAAAAGAAGTAGAAAAAGTTACCAAAGCTATGGGTATTACTTACGTACTAGCTTCAAAACTAGTGGAAAAATATTCTACTTCAGAGCTCTTAGGTAATAACAACATAAACACCTCCAGAGAAGGTCTTTACGCTAGTGATATAAACAAGCATACCCATACTTTTGGTAAAAGCACAAAAATAAGTGAAAATACTGCTCAAGCTCACACATATTTATACGTAAAATTAAAAAACACAACAGTTACGATAAATCACCCTACTTTAAATTTGTCTGATTTTATAGATGTTTATGAATTATTAAAAAAAATAAGAATAATGCCAGTTATTAAAGGTGTACCAAAAAAATACCAACACATTGCAGATAGTTTAGATAACTGGGTAGATCTTGAGCAATTTATACTTGATAGAGTTAAGGAATCTAAATTTAAAATTCCTCTAGAAGTTAAAATCCCTAGCTTTAGTAAAGAGAGGATATCTTATGATTCTTTATCTTTATACCCTAAAGTAATACAGGATTACTATAGTGAAATCACTAGTTATAAAAAGTTTAATACTACTAAAGATTTTATACCAGATATATCTCGTAGAAACCTGCTTAAAAGTATGGGAGCTGCTTTTTATTCTTATACTCCTACAAAAGACGTAGACTTAGATGTAATAGAGCGAGACTTTTCTTATACTATAAGACTATTGACCCTATCCTATTTTCCAGTAGATTTACCACAATATTTTGTAGCAGGTATATCTGCTTTAGAGGAAAAAAATGCACTACGTACAACTAGCTAACAATATAACCATATTAAGTACATCTAAAGGTTCTTTTACTATAAATAAGTATACTTTAAATTTTAACAAAATTATGGAACTCTTAAAAATTAATACTGCCGAAGATGTAATACTTCCTTTACTGGAAAAACCTGACACTTCTAACGGAGTATACTTTGTATATCTTGATCCTATGTCAAATAATATTTACACAAATCACAAGAAAGGGGATAATGGTAACCAAGATGTACGTATTCTAGGACAAAGTAGTATTCCTGTAAAGTTTAATCCTGAAGAATATACTTTTTTAGGAGTATATACTTCTACTAAAAGTATTTACGAAGATTGGCCTGAATACACAATATAAGGAAAATACTATGTATAAAGCTTTTTTGACAAATAAAGATAAATTATTAGTAGTGCATAAAAAACAATACACAAGAATGTTCTATTTAGACAACCAAGAAATTTCAATGAGTGTGCCTGATAGGTGCTATGACGGAAAGTTTTTTGCTTTAAGAGTATCTCTAATAGGTTCTTTTAATTCAGTAAAAGATATAGAAAATATGTACCCCGAACACATACTATAAGGAAAAATATTATGCAAAAAGATTATTTTTCATATAATGAAGGTAAAGATATTACAAATGGGGCATTTAGAATAAGTGCTTCACAAGTTAGTAGGTTTTTTGATAACACATCTCAGTGGTACCACGAAAATCTATTAGGAGAAAAAGGATTTACAGGCAACACTGCAACAAACCTTGGTACTATAGTACACGCAGGTATTGAAATGTTTGTTACAGAAGGAGAAGTTAAATGGGATATACTACAAGCGTATATCAATTCAATCAACCACCCCGAAGTAGACAATACCTTTATAAATAGTCAATATGAATCCATGATACACGCAGCGCTACCTTACGTAGAAGCCAATATGCCTGATGTAGTAGAAGAGTTCATCTTTCATGAGATACTTCCTGGAGTAGGAGCAGGAGGCTCTCTTGACGCTAGATACTACAAAGGAAGAATAAAAGACTGGAAAACAACTAGTGCTAAAAGTCCTCCTACTAAGTTTTCTCGTTCTTATTGGTTTCAGCAAATGGTTTACGCTTGGGTTCTTAAACAAAAAGGTATTACTATAGACTACCTAGATCTTGTATTTATTACTACAAGTGAGACGGGAAGAATAAGTGAAAAAACAGGTAAGCCTTTAAAAAACTACCCTTCAACGTGTACCGTAGTAACAGAACAAGTTACACAAAGTGGGCTAGACCTGATAGAATCTTGTCTAAAACTAATAGCAGAGTCTGTAACTGCATGGAAAGATAATCCCCAATTGCGCCATTTATTAGCGCAAGATATGAGATTAAAAGTAAAACCAAAACCAGTAACGTTTAATAAGACTTAATTATGAAAAAAACTATAATTCATGTAAATCAGCATGTAATTAAACATAATCGTAAACATAATTTTACTAATCCTGTTATAACTTGTAAAAGTTACAACTCTAACGATTACGCTAGTTCGGTAGAAATACTAGATTCTAGCGGAAAAGTAGCAGCTAAAGTAATTTACAGTCCAGATAAGCCACTTTCTTGTGGTGCCCATGTATGGATTGAAACTACTAATAATATAAACACAATAACCAAGGAGCAAAAATGTCAGTAAAAATTTTAATATCTGCAGAAGCAAACGGAGGCAAAACTACTCTAACCAAAGACCTAGCAAACTCTCTGGTAGTAAGTCATGATGGTAAAAAATACCCATTTCCTGTACCTCATGTACTAGTTCCTGCATTTGATAGTATTCAAGAACTAATCGATCTAACTATAGAAAAAATAGAAACTTTTAACCAAAAATTTGAAAAATACCCAGATACCGTAGTATTTGATTCTGTTTCTAAAATTTTTGATACTATTCACACTAACTGTAATGAAAAGTATAAAGGTTTTGTTATCTACAGTGAACTAGATAAAGAAATAACTAAATTTACTTCTTTTATAGAAGAATCTCTAGTAGCCAGCAGTATGAACGTAGTACTAATCTCTCACGCGTTGTATGATTCTGAAACAGCTAAGTATAACTTAGTAGGTAAAGGTAGTTTTGCAAAAAGAGGGGGATTTTTAGCAGAAGTAGACGAAGGTATATTTATCGAGCTTAAAAGCAATAAGCGAGTAATACACTTTAAATCTACAAAACTTCCAGCTCGTTCACTGCTAGAAGATCTACCTGATAGTATGCCTATTGATGATTTTAATCTTCAAGAGCATATTAACAAATTATCAGGAAACGCAAGTAATGTTGGTAATTACCAACTATAAACCTATTGGTGCATACTCTATGTGCCTTTAAATCAATTTTTATTCAATATTAGGAAACATTATAATGAAATTTTCAGTATCAAAAAGTCAAGACGCTATTAAAGATGGTGGCAATGGTCTAATTAACAAGTCAGCTATTTATGACTGCGTAATTAACTACGTACAAGTAGCAGAAACAAAAAATAAAGCTCATCAGCTTAATTTTAATGTATCTAGTGGTGGTATGGACCAAACAATTTACGGGCCTATCCTAGTTAACAAAGATGGTAATATAAACACTATTACTCAAAATTTACTTAACCGTTTATGTATCCTTGCAGGTATGGATGATGGTCAAGTGCTTGAAACAGAAAGCGCAGAATTTCCTGTAGGAAAAGATAAAAAACTAATGGAGATGGAAATTATTCCAGAGCTGTCAGACCTTTCTATCAAAATGCGTGTTCAGATGGAATACTCTCTTTGGGATAACAATATCCAAGAACGTAAGTCTATTAAAGCATTTTATCGAGAGGATGGTGCCACAGCAGCAGAAGCAGAGTCAGGAGAAGATATCGGTAAACGTTTGGCTTTAGACGAAGAAAAGTATGCGTCTAACGTTACCTACAAAGATGGGTTAACAGAAGAAGATATTAAAACTTGGATTAGTTCTAAGTCTTCTGGTGGAAATTCAACTCCAAGTACCGCAGCAGCTCCAAAAACTACCGCAAAACGACCATTATTTGGTAAGCAATAGTTAATTTAAACTTTTAGCTAGGTGCTTGTAATATATTTACAACGTACCCTAGCTAATTAAATAAGAGCCTAATACTAATATATGAAAATAACCGATAATGTTATGGCTGCTTTATGCAAAGAATTTCTTTTAGACGTACCTAAAATAGTCAATGCAATAAAAAGCCGATACCCAACATACTGTGCACGACCCGGAAGGGTAATAAAAAGAATTGAAAAGCTAAGACAAAAAGGAGTTTTACCTTTAGATTCTGGTAATTTAGTAAGCATAGGCGAAGTACTTAAAGGTTCCTCTACTCTGTATGATGAAGAAGGCAATGTAAAGTTGCAGTGGGTTAAAACACACGTAGAAAAAGAAGTTATGATGAACACCATCAAAGAACTTGTTGAAATGTACGTGGAACAATTACCTAAATTCAAAAAAACAGATTTTTTGCAAACTATTTCTTCCGAAGATCTACTTGCGATCTACCCTTTAGGGGATCCCCATGTAGGTATGGGAGCATACAGAGACGAGTCAGGAGATGATTGGGACCTAGTGGCTGCTCAAGAAGTATTCTGTGGAGTGTTTGACAGGCTAGTTAAAACAACCCCTCACTGTAAAGAAGCAGTAATTGTTAACTTAGGGGACTACTTCCATAGAGACAACACTGCAGGCGTTACAGAAAGAAGTAAGCACGTATTAGATACTGACGGTAATTACCTAATGATGGTAGATACAGGTATTAAGATAATGATCCAAATGATTAAATCTGCCCTTGAACATCATGAAAAAGTAAAAGTTATTACTATTATTGGTAATCATGATGATACAGGTGCTATGTTTTTACAAGCTGCCCTAAAGCATATGTTTGCAGATGAGCCTAGGATTACCATTGAGTGCACTAGTTCTGTATTCCAGTATTTTCAACACGGCAAATGTTTTTTTGGAGTGCATCATGGACATACGTGTAAAGCAGATAAGTTGCCTTTAGTAATGGCAAGTGATAAACCTAAAGAGTGGGGTGAATCAATATTTAGGTATTGGCTTACTGGACATATTCATCATGATACTCTTAAAGAGTACTCAGGATGTAAAGTAGAATCTTTTAGAACACTAGCAGCTAAAGATAACTATGCCTATGCACATGGGTATAGATCCGGTCAAGACAGTAAAGCCCTAGTTATTCATAAAGATCATGGTGAAATAGAAAGACACACTATTAATATTTCCCAACTTTTAAATACTTAAACAACTCTAAGTACCTTTACTTTTTAATTAAAGTAAAGGTACTTTAAATAGGTACTAATAATGTGTAATCGTACTCTTCCTACAAAAGATCTTCTTGAATACTTAAATACATATATAAGGGATACCTCTTATTTTATTTCTGGAAGTTATGCTAATCCTGTTATAGGTAACTCTAATGGTATATATGTATTTTTTGCATCTAAAGCAGACTTTACTACTGCAGTACTAAACCTTAAAGCAGCTAACATTTATTTATATGAAACTCCCGACTCTAATATTAATATACCTACACATATAAAAAAACAAATTACTACTATTAAACTAGTTAAAGATCAATTCGGTAGCCCCAAAAAAGTATTTAAATCTTTTGATTTAAATGTTTGTAAATATGCAATATTACCTAATGGTAAACAGGTATCTCATTTTTCTACTGTTGCATCTATCTATATAACTAATATAGATTTTAAAACTTTTAATCGAGTACTAAAGCATTTAGTGTACTATGCTCAAGGGTACTTTTCTAACAACGTATATAACGAAAAGTACTCTAAAAAAGACGTCAAATACTTACTTACTGTAGTAGATACTTACATAGATAATTATACAATTTTACCAAACTACTATGAAAAAATAACAACATATAAACCTGTTAACGAAATTATGTTTAAAGAATTTAGTAATCTTCCTCAAATTAAAGATTATTTATATAAAAAAGCACTACACTATTCCCCGGAACTACTACTATGACACTAGCCTTAACCCAAGAACAACAAAATGTAGTTGACTACATACAAAATTCAAAAAAAGACTCTGAATTAATCCTTATTGACTCAGTAGCAGGTAGTGGTAAAACTACTTTACTTAGAGCAATAGCCGAAACAATAACATCAGGCAAAGGCTTGTACCTAGCTTATAATAAAGCAATAGCTACCGACTCTAAAACCAAGTTTCCTTCTACTGTTCATTGTTGCACTACCCATTCTTTAGCATATAGAGCTGTGGTAATCCCTCAAAAGTTAAAAGTAGGATTTTTTGGTCCTAAAGAAATAAAAGATAAAATAACTTACAAAGATAAAATACTCCTTGCTGAAGATATTAGAGAGTTTTGCCTATCTTCTTACCTATCTTACGAAGAATATGCAAAAGAAAACCGTAGGGTAAATACCGCTTTAGCAAATAAATACCTAAACTTAATGGCTCAAGGTACTATTGATTGTAGCCATGATTTTTACCTAAAAAATTTTCATATTAGTCTTGCCTCAGAAAATGTAGTATACCCAAAATATGATTTACTTATGCTAGATGAAGCAGGAGATTTAAACGAAGTAACTTTAGAAATATTTAAACTACTCCCGGCTAAAATTAAAGTAGCTGTAGGTGACCCTTATCAAAATATATACTCTTTTAACCACACAATTAATTGTTTTAAAAGGCTAGAAGGTCAAGGCACTACATTTAAATTATCTAAATCTTTTAGAGTCCCTAAAAATATAGCATCTTCTGTACAGAAATTTTGTAATAACTACCTAGACCCTGATATGAAGTTTGAAGGTATTACCCCAGCTAGTACTGCTATTACAACTAGGGGTTATATATCTCGAACTAATACGGGACTTATAAATAAACTTATAGAATTAAACGAAGACAGGACTCCTTATGGATTAGTTAGAAAAGCAAAAGAAATATTTAAAGTTCCTTTGATGGTTGCCGGACTGCGGTACCAAGGTAAAATTTACGATCCTGCATATAAGCAATTACAAGATGATGTTAATGACTGGCACGATAACGTAGACAGCGTAAAAACAAAATCTAAAACTTTACTATCGTATCTAACTCTAAAATACGAAGATGATATATCCTTAAAACAAGCAATTAACCTTATTATGAAACATGGTAAATCTATGATTTTTGAAGCTTACGCAGAAGCTTCTAGGCACGAAGGAAAAAAACAAGATTTTATGCTCTTAACAGCACATTCTAGTAAAGGTTTAGAGTTTGATGAAGTAATATTAGCTCCTGATATGAACAATTCTATTGAGCTGATAATAGAAGAACTCTCTTTAACTTCAGACAAAGTTCTTTTACCTGAAGATAGGGAAAGTCTAAATCTTTACTACGTAGCCTGTACAAGAGCACTTATATCCCTTAGAAATGCTTTGTACCTACCAAAGGTGTAACATGAAAGTGCAACGTATAATTAATGTAGAGTATAAGGCCACAAGTGACCCAGAAATAGCACAAAAGTGGTTAAATACTCTGCCAGATGTTTTTTCTTCAGATTTTGAAACTGCTATACGCTATACAGACGAACAAGTAGCAGAAGCTAAAGTAAAAATGCTAGATACTGAATTGTCTAAAAAAGAAAGAGTAGCATATCAAGTTATAGCCAATGCCACTGCCCTAGGGCATCCGTACCATTGTACAATTACTCATTGCAGTATTGCGTATAGTAACAAAAAAGCGTATGTGTTTATAATAGACAATCAAAAAGTAGCAGATGTATTACTAGGGTTTTTAACTACCACAGAAAAAACTCAAATATGGCATAACTACTGTTATGACGGTAAATTCTTATGTTATTATGCCAATGGTAATGCAAAAAAAGTAGAAGATACTCAAATACTCGCTAAAACATTAATTAACCATGTACAAGTATTTAAAGCTAAAACAGGGCTTAAACACCTTATGGGAGAATTTTATGGAGACTGGGGTATATCTGCAGATAATTTTACACTAGCTCAACAATATGATGAATCAGTAATAAAGTACGCAGCTATAGATGCCTGCGCTACTTTTAAATTGTGGGAACATTTAAATGACTTTACCCAAAAAAATTAACGCAGAAAGCAATTATAGGACTCTAGCCCAAGAACTTGAGGCAGGTACACTTAAGCTTAAAAGCTGTCAAAACGAGCATACTGACATATTTTATAACGTTGGAGTAGAGTGCCCTTTGTGTGAGGCGTTACGTATAAGCCATTACTACGTAATCCAATCCAAGGAGCTTAAAAATAAGTATGAAATTTTACATCAAGCAGCTCTTGAGCTTTCTCCTGAAATACTTTTGTAGGAAATACTATGTATAGTCCACACGACCAGCTTCCCGCCCCTAACCCTAAATATGCAAAATACCCTGTAGATTACTTTTATGAAAATACTGCAAAGTACCTAATAAAAGACACAGTTCGTATAATGGATAATGGTTTAGCTATTGACATAGATAGGGTAATTGAACTAGAAAAAGTAATTCAAGAACAGCTTGATGAAATTAAAATAGAGTTAAGCACTAATCCTTTAATTAGTAATTACCTAAAAACTAGGAACTCTACTCAAATAAAAGAATATATAAAAGAAAGGGAGAGTAAAAAACGATCTGCAGATTACTATAAAGTACCTTTTAAAGCGTCTAAAATAGACCATCGAAGCTACTTTATGGATGAATATGCAAAAACTCAAGGCTGGAGTAGCCCTAAAGAAAAATTACCTACAGGGGTTGGTAAATGGCCTGTTAACTTAGTTAAAAAGTACGCAAAAAGTAATAATCTTTTACGTTTACTCTTAAAAGATAAGTTACCTCCTAACATGCCTATTGTAGACATTGCCATGAATAACCTAGCTAAAGATAAAGCAAGCATCTACAACTCTAAGTATTTAGACCAAATACAAAACCCTAATGTTGAGTACCCAGAATTTAACCCCGGGTCCCCTAAACAAAAACAAGAGTTATTTGATATGCTGGCCATACCTTCTGAGGCAGTTTCTAAAGATACAGGACTGCCTAGCTGGAATAGAGAGCAAATAGAAAGAGTAAATAAGCAAGCCTCTAATGAAGAAGTAAAAAAACTTACTTTGTCATTTATTGACCATTCTTTTGCTGCTATCATTAAAAATAACTTTATAGAAGCATTCTACAAATTTACTGTTGATGGTAGGTTGTATGGATCCTATAACTTGCTCGGAGCTAAAACTGGTAGGTATACTAGTAGTTCTCCTAATATGTTAAACATGCCTTCTACAAGATCTAGGTTTGCTAAACACGTTAAAAAATGCTTTATTGCACCAGAGAATAAAATAATACTTACTGCTGATTATAGTGCCTTAGAAGATAGAGTAATAGCATCATTATCTGAAGATAAAAACAAATGTGATATATTTTTAAAAAAATTAGATGGCCATTCATTAAATGCTATTGGTTATTTTAAAGACAAAATTGCAGATATTATGGTGTTTACAGGGGATATTTCTATAGATGCTGCTAATTTTAAAAAATTAGTAGATATTGGAAATAAGCTAGCGGAATCACTTAGGCAACTATCTAAAGGTCCTACTTTTGGTTTAGCATATGGAGCATTTCCTCCTAAAATTGCAGCTACCTTAAAAATATCTTTAGAAGAAGCACAAGCTATATTTGATAACTACCACAATGTGCTATACCCAGGAATTACAAGCTACAGAGAAAATTACGTTTTACCTACATCTATTGCAGAAGGACAAATACACCTAGGTCTAGGGTTTTACTTAAAAACAGATGACCCCAGTAAAGATATTAGGACTTTAACAAATGCTACTTGTCAGTTTTGGTCTATACTAACTGCACTTTCTATTAATAAAATGCATCAACTTATAGACCAAAATAACTACGAAAAAGACGTTATGATAATTTCTACAATATATGATTCTATATATTTTGAAATAACTAAAGACTCAAAAATAATAAAATGGGTAAATGATAATCTTATTAAAACTATGGTAGTTGACTTTATGGAAAACCAGACTATAAGTAATGAAGCAGAAAGCGACATAGGATATAACTGGAGTGATATGGCTAAAATAACTAATAACGCTACTATAGAGGAAATAGAAAATGTGCTAAGTACGCTTAAGCATTGATAAACTTTTTTTAAACATATATACTATCAAGTTCAAACAAAATTGCGAGCAAGGTACGTTTTCCGCCTGTTGATCCTTGTCGGTGGGGTGCTCACTAATCACCGACACTTACTTAAGGCCTTTATGATAAACCTAGAGCTTCCTATATACTGGACTAAACACTTCAAGACAAAAAAAGACAAAACAGTACTAGTAGGTATGAATTGGTACCGTAACGCGCATTATCAAGATAAAAATAAAATGAAAACTTTTTTTCATGATCTAATAAGTACCCAGTTAGGTACCTACACTATACCTAGTCAATTTAAAGTTCATTACAAATTGTACTATAAAAACTCAGTATGTGATGGATCAAACGTTATTGCGCTAATGGAAAAAGTTACACTTGATTCTTTACAAGAAAATAAAATTGTTGTAAATGATAATGTTAAATACCATTCAGGTAGTACTTGGGAAGTAATAAAACAAGATAAAGACAACCCGAGATGCGAAATCTCAATAACAAAAATCTAGAGGAACTATATGTTTATAGTACACGGCAAACCTAATTGCCCTTTTTGCAGTAAAGCCATAGAGCTACTTAATAAAAATAGCTTAAAGGTAACATATTTTAATATTACTGCGCCTGAAAACCAACAAGTATTAGAAAACCTTGTCTTACAAGGATACTCTACAGTGCCCCAAATATATTTTAATGATAGTTATATTGGAGGGTACGAAGATCTAGTGGTACATTTAAATAGTAAAGTGCGTTTAGCAAAAAGAACTGTCATTAAGCGTAATGGAAAAGAAGGCCCTTTTGAAGCAGATAAAATTAATTCAATGGCTGAATGGGCAGTTACAGGCAATCCTAACGTACAGTGGTCAGAAATTGTAATGGATGCTATGGAAAAACTTGAAGGTAATCAGCTAAAAACTGATGATATTCAAGACGCACTAATAAAAGCTTGTTTAGATAAAGACTCCGAATCTCACAATAAAGTAGCAGGTAGACTACTACTGGGAGATTTAAGAAAAAAGATTATTACTTCTAAAGAGGATTTTGTAGGTTTCTATACGTACATGGTAGAAAATAAGTATTGGGCAGATATGGATATGTCTGTTTCTGAACTAACAGAATTAAAAAATGCTATTAATCATGACAGAGATCTTTCTTACGGCTACCCTACATTACGACAGTTTCGTGATAAATATGCTATTAGAAACACTAAAGGTCAATTATTAGAACACCCTCAATTCTTATACATGGGAATTGCCATAGCTAGGTTTAAAAACTACTCTGTAAAAGAAATTATTACGTATTACAATTTAATATCTACACATAAACTTAATTTACCTAGTCCACAGCTATCTACTACCAGAACACCTTCTAATGCTGGTGTATCTTGCGCTGTTATTACAGGTGGAGATAGCCTACATGGTATTGAGGCAGCTAAACACGTTGCATTCCTTGCTACTGCGGCTAGTGCTGGTATTGGTATTGAAATGGATGTACGTTCTCCTAAAGATGATGTACGAAACGGGTATGCAAAAGCTGGAGGTAAACTACCGCACTACAGAACATTGTCTGCTACTGTTAAAGAAGTAAGACAGTCAAATCGTGGTGGGAGTGCTACAGTTACGTTTACTTGTATGGATCCAGAGATTAAAAACCTACTCAAACTGAAGCTACCTAGAACAGCTGACGAACGTAAAATTGACAAACTTGATTACTCACTTGCAGTAAACAGCGCGTTCCTTAAAAGAGCTGCTAAACGTCAACAATGGGCCTTAGTAAGCAAAAGACAGTCTCCTGAACTGTACAAAGCTTTCTATAAAGAAAACTCAGATGAATTTGATGCCATAATGGAATCAATAATTAATAACCCTGCAGTAAAAAAAGAAGTAGTAAATGCTTTTGATGTCTTAGACCAATTTCTAGAATCTAGGCAAGAAATCGGCCGTTACTATGAAGTTAATATTAATCATGCAAATTCACATACTCCTTTTGATCCTGAGTACATTCCTATTCGTCAAAGTAACCTTTGTCTAGAAATTTTGTTACCTACAAAAGAATATGGGCACATTACAGAGTTGTATAAACCACAATACGACGAAGGCGATGGTATGGTAGCTTTATGCTTCCTTGCAGCTATTGACATTGTTAATACAGAAGAAGTAGATTACGAGGAAGCTTGCTACTTTGCTCTTAAAGCAATTGATGACTTAATAAGTAATATGGATTACCCTACACCCCAAATAGAGGCTGTAGCTAAAGCTTGGAGGTCTGTAGGCGTAGGTATGACAAATGTAGCCCATAAGATTGCTAAAGACGGTAAATCTTATAAAGACCTAGAGTATGTACATAATCTTGCTGAACGTCATTACTACTATCTACTTAAAGCTTCTATTAGACTAGCCAAAGAACGTGGCACCTTTGAGTTCTTTGATAAGACTAGGTGGAATAAAGGATGGACACCATTAGATACCTATAATAATAATGTAGATGAGTTATATAGTACTTGTAAATATGATTGGGGATTACTAAAAAAAGATATTCTTAAGTACGGGGTAAGGTTTAGTGTTTTAGCAGCACATATGCCTTGTGAAAGCTCTAGTGTAATGACTAACTCTACTAACAGCGTATATCCTATAAGGAATGATGTAGTTTACAAAGACTCAAAAGGTGGGGATATTCAATTTTTTGCTCCTAACTACGATAAGTATAATTATGAAACTGTATGGGATTTATCTTTTAAAGATATAGCTAATTTTTATGCTATTGTACAAAAATTTACAGACCAAGCAATATCTGCTGATACATATACTGATTTTAGTAAATACCCAAACAAACAAGTACCTAAATCCGAAAGGACTCAGAACTACTTGTATTGGAATAAAATGGGTATTAAAACTATGTACTACAATAATCCTAAAACAGGACGTGGTGATGTAGTTGAAGCTGAGTCCGATTGTTCTACCTGTAAATTTTAAGGAAAGTAAATGAGTAAATTTCTCAATCTAGAAAATGAAAACTATAAAACAGGTCAATACCCTTTATTTTTTGGTGAAGACTTAGGGTTATTTGATAGTTTTAATGTTACCTACCCTGAAATATTAAAAGCTGACGAAGACCAAAGAGCGTTATTTTGGAAGTCAAATGAGATTGACCTAACCCGCGACTACCAAGATATGAAAGACGCAGATGATAATATTAGGGAGTTTGTAATAGAAAACTTGTCATTTCAGATGGCAGGGGATACATGTGCTAATGCAGCTATTCAGACGCTGCTGCTGCCCATTATATCTAACAGCCAAGCAAGTAGTCTAGTAAGTTACTGGGGTGACTCAGAGGCCGTACACGCTGATGCTTATAGCAGGATTATTGCGCAATGTTTCGATGATCCAAATGTAATGTTTGAACGTATTCGTAAAAATGAGCAAATGTTAAAACGTTTAACTTTTTTACAGAAAGTGTTTAAAAAGCAAGGTCAGCTGGTAGGTAGAGTATTAACAGGAGAACTCAAAGAATTTGGCTCAGAAGAACGTAAACAAGTAATCAGGTTCCTAGTTACTTTACTATGCTTAGAAGGTATTATGTTTTTAGCATCGTTTACTGCTACATTTGCTGTAACCAATACTACACAAATGTTTAACGGTTGCGCAAAAACCGTAGGACTTATTCATAATGATGAAGCAGGTTCTCATGTAAAGAATAGTTTAATATTTTTAAACATTATTAAAAATAAAGAAAAATACCCTGAATGGGATAGCATGCGTACCGAAATTAAAGAAATTATGGATGCTGCTGTCAATTCTGAAATAGATTGGGGCCAACACTTATTTAATAAAGTAGGCTCTATTGTAGGGTACAACCAAGAACTACTACGCAAATACGTACTTCACATAGCCAAACCATTGTATGACAAACTAGAAATACCTTTTGATTTTGAGGTAGTACATAATTACCCATTCCCTTGGATGGATAAGTATATAGATCCTGACTTAATGCAGACTGCACAACAAGAAGCACAATCAGGTAATTACTTAGTCAATGCTACATTAGATGATGTAGGAAACATGGAGTTTGATTTCTAGTTATTATACTTAATTTTATAAGTTAGAGGAGGCTTAGGTCTCCTTATTCCACCAAAAAGAAAATACATGTCTAATTTTTACTCTCTTACAAATTTAAGTCAAACATTAAATGCCATAATGTTGCAGCACTATCATGATATTAACAAAAAAGAAGATGGTTCTTCGTCATCTTTACCTCCATTTATGTTAGAAATACTCAATAGAATATCTTTTGACCTAGCTACTTTAATGGACAACGATTACGCAGACCCAAATGCATGGAAAAGTATAGCAGCATATGCAGAGTTAGCAAACAACCTGACAACCGAACAAAAAAATCTACAACAACAACAACAACAACAAGAAGTATCAGAATTAACTAATGAAACTTCTAAAAAATACCCAACAAACAAAAAGGAAGATTAATATGCACTTACTACCCGAATTTAACTTACCAAGAAAAACTACACGTATTTGGGATTTAGATGTTCCTGTCCTTGTAGACAAAAAAAATAATGTAATAGAGGCGTATATCACTAACGCTATAGAAGAACCTTGTATCTACAATGAACTGTGCTATCTGATAAAAAGTGCCGACAAAGATACTACCATTAACCTTAATATTAACACTCCCGGGGGTATCATAGACTCTGCTTTTATGATTGCTAATGCTATTGAAGAATCTAAAGCTACCGTAGTAGGACTTTTAACAGGTACTGTGGCATCTGCAGGAACACTAATAGCTATGGCATGTAGTAGCCTAAAAGTAAGTCCTCATGTATCTTTTATGATCCATAACTACTCTGGTGGCATGGCCGGTAAAGGTCATGAAATGAAGGCACGACAGAAATTTACGGATGATCATCTTAATGATGCTTTTACCTCTTTTTACTCTGGCTTTTTATCAAAAGACGAGATGGAAAAAGTAATTGAAGGTACTGATATCTGGATGACCACTGCAGAAGTAGTCACTAGATGGAAAGAACGAGTTGCTTATATAAAAGGACAAAATAATGGATAAAAAAACCTTAGAACCTACACTAATGGATAATATGCTTGAATCTTTAACAAGTGCAAGTAAATCTTCTCCAGCAGAACTAAAAGCTGAAGCTTCTGAAGAAGTAAATATGGTACAGTTCATAGCAGATAATATATATGGTTTGCTATCAGAAAAAACGCTTACTATAGAGCAAATTGCTCTATTACAAGCACTTCTTCAAACTGTTAGGTTATAAAAATTAATTAGGAGAATGTTATGGAATACCTAATTTTAGGTCTTATAGTAGCAGTTAACTTTATAATAGTAAAAATGAAATTAGACCGTAAACGCTGGGAAGATGCTATATTCGATGTAACTATTCTCCTAGTTATTATGGCCTTGTTTAGTGGCTCTTACGCAGGACTTATTGTAGGTTCTGTGGCATCTCTATTTATGAGTCTTTACTTTTTTGCTAGTCCTCCTAAGTTTTTTAGTGGGGACAATGGATTTTTAAAAAAGTTCATTAGTAGAGCTAAAAGAAGTAAAAATTCATGATAAACAATTTACTGCGATCTGTCGGGGTAGTATTCTTACTAGTCCTATTTGTGGTAATTGCACTAGTCTCTATGTACCTATCCTACATTGCAGGAATAGGTATCATAATAGTGACTCTAGTATTTGTAATCTACCATGGATTTTCTAGTATCCCATAGAAAAAGTCGAATCCTTAAGTAACGAAGGAGTAATTACATTCATTATAGTATCCGTTGGGGCATAAATAGGAAAGATATTTCCCGGCCCTATGGAGTCACTATACCAGTCTTTAGAAAATAAAGATTGATCATGTATAGTAGGTAGTGGTAGTACTAACCCAGTTAAGGTTAGTACTATTATAAGCTTTATTAACCCCTCACTAGCACTTTTACCTATAATACGTTGAATTCTTTTTACATATTTAGTAAACATCAAAATGTTTACTTTGTTTAAGTATTCCTCAAAACTAGAGGATGGTTGAGGGTAGTTAATGTAGTCTTGTACTAGGTCATACTGCCTAATACGCTTAGCCTCTTTTAGGAATTTTACTTTCTGATCTGCGTTAAGTGGCTTCTTCGCATTATACCCTTCCCCTTGTTGTTTTATCCACCATCTAGGGAGTTTTTTATCTCCCCTAGTCTGCTGCTCTTCTGTCCTTTTTTCCATTGTATTCTGAATATCTCTGGCCATCAAATCAGTAATTTCCAAAAACTCATTAACAACTCTATAAGGTGCTGTTCTTTTAGTTAAGAACAAGTAATCAACACCTGTACGTGCTACCGAAGGTAGTTTCTCTAGGCGTTTATCAAAAAAATCACCTATTTTGGTATTATCTCCAGTACCACTTGTATTAATATCTTCTACAGTTTGGTCTAATCCTAACTGGATCAATTCATCAATTCTGCTGTCTTTTATTCCCTTCTCTACTGCTACTAGTTCACCAGTAATTTTTACTAACTGGTTCTCTATTTCTGCCTTCCTTCTTGCAAGTATATTTTCCCTGTTCAAACCAACAACCAACTCTCTTTTTAAATTTAGTAGTTCTTGTTTTCTTTTTGTATTTCTGTTGTAGCTTTTAATTGCTTTAAAGCTATCTACTTGTAGCTTTATTACTTGGTAAGGATCATACCCTTTCATAAATAAGTAAATACTATTAGACACAAAGTTACTAATTGTTACTGCAGGCATTTTCATTAGAATGTTTGTTTTAGCGATTTGTGCTAATTCCATCCATATACTTTCTGCAAATCTTATAATTTTTTCTAGAACTTTAGGAGTAACCTTCTTAAGTCCCGGGAAATCCATTATGCTTAGTTGAGTGTATCCAAAATACATGTTCTTTAAACTAGTGGGTACGGCAAGCGTCTTGTCTTCCCTAGCGTTAATATACTCTTGGAACTCCCTAGGTAACATGTTATACAAATTACGCATTTCTTCGTTGGCCACTTTAGGTCCAATTAATGTGTAATCCGTTAACCCATCCTTCCCCTTACTTCCCTTTTCCCAATTCTTTTCCATTTCACTTTTTATGGCGTCTAGTACTTTTGCGTTGTGTTCAGCACTTAGTTGTTTATCTACCAAGCTACCAAAAGACTTTGCCATTACTTCAGAAATACGTGTATCCTGCTTTAGCATTTCTTTTTTCGTCTTCTTGTCCATCATGTATGTGTAGTCTACTACTTTACCACTATCACTAATGACAGGAGTTACCCCAAACATGGCATCTTTAAAGTCATATGTTCCTGCTTCCATACTTTTAGCATCTGCAATAGCAATCCTTTCTATTTCGTTTATGTCTCTTATGGCCCTTTCTCTTATAACCTTACTAGAAAATTCCTTTCCTTCTATGTACTGACTTTGAGTAACCGTTGTTCCTTTAGAACGTATCTGGTTTAGTCGTGTCCCACCACGAAGACGCTCTGGTCTACTTAGTGCATCCGCTACATACAAAGCCATCTTTTTCCTACTCTTGTCTCCTACTCTTACAGGTAGTGCTCCTTTGAAAGTATATCCTTGAGCTTCCATAGATTCTCTATCAGACAAAAGACCTACTTCCATTTGGATATCGTTATCAAATATTTCTCTTGTATATCCTTTAATCTGGTTTGTCTTAGATTTTTTAAATACCGTTTCTGTAGAGTTCTTTTTAAATCCCTCAAGAATATCTGATATTTTCTGTACTGCTTGCCAATCTTTTTTCATTAGGTCGGCTGCATTTAATCTAGATACCATATCTGTGTTCTTTATGGCCTGTAGCGTAGCAAGCTCATCAATAGCTTCCATCACCTTTTTATTGGGTGCTTTTTTATGACTACTACCTTGCCCTATCGCAATATTATGAGAATTCTTATTTTGTGAAGGACTCCCTTGATGCTTGGCCATGTATATGCCTAAACCTACGGCTTGATTACTATGCCAATTATAGTGAGTACTATCAGCCTCTTTTAGGGCTCTTTTAGCATTTTTTATATGTTTATCTAGGGCAACATCATCTGCCAAGAATTCTCGTATGGTAGAGTTATCATACACAGTATTTTTCAGAAGGCCTGCCTTTGTAGCAACAGACTGCTTCCCTACTAGCATATTCAAGTCGGTATCCGCAAACACAACTGTTAGGGCTTCTTCCTCTTCTTTTGTGGGAGGCTCTTTAAAACTTGCTAATATATTATCTCTGTTAAGGCCAATTTGTTCATTACGTGCTTTATCCACATAACCAGCTTGTAGTACCAAGAACTCTGCAACTTGTTGTGCAGGTCCTGACTCAAATAATCCACTGACTATTTCTCGTACCATTCCGTCAGGCTTAAGTCCCCAAGCAGTCGCAACAGCTCCCATAACTTTAGTGTAACTAGGGTTTACAAAGGATAAGCTTATAGCTTTTGCTACACCCACCGTACGACCGTATAAGGTTTTTGGTGGATCTGTGTACCTTTGCTTACTTGCCTTCCCTATAGCTCTTTGTGTAATCCCATGTAGCTTATCTGAGATATACCTATCTGGGTCATTTATAACTATATCTAGTACTCGTCCGATAAAGCTAGACTGACTTAGGGCCTTTTGACTCTTTCTAGAGTTTATTGAACCTAATTCATACGCTAAGTTAACTAGGGCATCATGTACGTTACCATTCTTATTCTTTAATGATACATTACCTGTTAATACATCCATTACAGAAGAGAATATGGCCTGTAGCCTTTCCAATATACTTAAATTTTCTTTCTTGTCTACAACCTTAACTGTAGATAGCGCCTTAACTACCGAAGGTTGTACTATGCCCTTAGCTAGGAACTCATAGTCATAGTTCTCACTTTTAAATATGTAGTCATACAGTTTCTCAGCAAAGGCTTTTTCTCTTACGGCGTCTATAGAGTCCTTCGGGTCAGGTAGAAAGCTTTCCCATGAAAGTTGATCTCTCCCTAGCTCTATTAGATGATCTAGTTGTCGTTTTATCTTAGCAGCTTCTGAAGTTTTTGAGCTAAGTGCACTCGAAGTCATACTGTGGGCAACTTCTTCCATGTAAATAGAAGCTTCTGATTGCTGGTTACCTATGGATATAGGGTCGCCTTTTATTTTTATATCAATACGGCTAGGAGTAACAACGCCTGCAGATTTTTCTGCTTTGTCTTGTACGTACAACTTTAGCTTATCGAAAAACTCTGGCTTCATACGATCTATAAGAGCTAAGTAACCCTCTAGCTCACTATCATCAGCTTTTTCTCCACCCATCACATGTAGCTTTTTAAGCATAGTCTTCATATGCTCTACGTTACCATGGATATAACTATCTTCTAGGGCTTCTTTGTCTAGCTTAAAGTCAATATTTGGTTCACTACCTAGTAGTAAAGACAAGGGTAGTTGTCTTTCTTGTGCCAAGTGGTAATCATCCAAAAACCTATCAAAATTTTCAATGTTTATAAAATCATTACCTTTGTTAGTACTACGTCCTCCACCCGTTAGTGAAAAAGTAAAATGATCTCTATTACCATTACTATGCCTAAAGTTTATCTTTACCCCCCCATCGACTACATCAGCATGCATAAAAGTACCTCTAAATTTAAGAGGGCCTCCTTTTTTTCCAAAAAAGAACGTATTATTGAGGGTATTTAGAAAACTTGTAGTAGCTAGTCCACTCCTAAACGCTTTAACATCACTTAAGTTACCCTGAGCTACGATAAAATCTCTATCGTTATTTTTTATGGCTTCTCTGTAAGCATTTAGTTCGTCTAGAGATGAATTATAAGAAGAGCTATCTATACCCTCTAGAGTATCATCTTGAGCTCTTTTTTCTACAGCAGCTGCAAGATCTTCTACATAGTCACTAAGGACGGAAGGTAAGGTACAGGTAATCATATAATTTCCTATTTATTTGCTGGTTATCAGCATGAGTTTTTTGCGGCTTCAGCAATTATGTTCTTTTGTCTTTCTATATTATCCGGTATAGGTAAGTATCTGTCAACTTCCTTATACTTTACAGTAGAATCCGTACCTCCTGTCTTGTACACTCCGCCAGAAGTACCTGCCATATGCATTACCTGAGCACCTTTAGCAAGAGTACCAAATAACTCTTTACGTGCAGCATTAGTTTGATTTGCTGTTTCTGCAATCTCATTTCTCATAGATATTATGTAGTCTGCTACAGTAGTTGATTTTCCCTTTTCTAACTTGACTACAGCTTTCTGGTAGCTGGTCTTTTCCCCGGTTATGTCGTCATTATACAACTCCGTATCTGCTATAACTCTATCTAGGGATTTTACAAGTTCGTCAATAAAACTATACTCCATACTTCTTTCTATTACTGACTTATTATACAATCCTTGTCCTTCAGCCATTCTCTCTAAACTAACAATTATAGCATCATGGATAGTTGTCATGCCTCCTTTCAGGCCATTAACAACATCAGCCATTACTGCTCCATCAATATAGTGGATAGGTATTACCGACCCTGCAGAAATGGATGCACTTAACGCTTTGATCATATGCGAAGTTGTAAGACTCATACTACCTAGGTCCTTAGCAGCACTCTCAGATAACGTAGTAGTAGCGGCTTTCTGTCCTGCGTATACCCCAAAAGGTGAAGCAGTATCCATAGTATATATACCTACGCTACCTTCTGCGGAAAATTCTTCTTCCATGTTGCTTAGAGGGCCTTTAATAGCAGGCCATTTATTTTTAAGAGATTCGTATATCTCCTTCTCTTTTTTAGCAGACACAACTCCTTTTTTACGTGCTTCTAGTAGTTTTTCCTCAAATGAAACTATGAACACTTCAAATAACGCTTTAAAACTATTGTTTACTGTGTCTTGTACTTTAACGAAAGGAGCAAACTCTTTGTCTAATGTGTCTTGTACCTGTGTACCATAAGAAGCATCTATCATTTCTTCTAAGTAGTTACCTAGGGATGGGGACTCAGCTACCTTTACCATAAATAATGGCTTTTCTCTTACAAGTGCCTGTAACTCTTTTGTAGTCATTCCACGATTAGTTATGTAGGCTTCCATCATCGCTACCATGTTCTTTTCCTTGTCATCCATATCAGCCTTATCTAAGTCTAACGCAGCTATTTGCTTAGCTATGTCATCCTGTACTGTATGCTTTAACCTGCCTCGTATAGACTTGATAGAAGAAGCATAGTTAAATGTCATAAAAGGGTACTTAAACAAATTACGTAAATCAGAGGATATAACCCCCTCTGCTGCTTGAGGCAATACTTTGGCTACTGCTTCCCATAAAGCTTTAGGATATCCATCCTCTAGATTAAATAAAGGAGAGTCACTGCTACTCTTCATCTTTGCGTAAGTAACTTGTTGAATACTTGATGCTAGCTCCTGATAACTATCTTTGAACCCACCAAGATCTAGTAAGTTGTTCATTGTTATTTCATTATTATCTAAATCAGCCAACCTACTATCAGTATTAAGTACTATCCCTACTTTGGCCAACCATTCGTAAAGTTTAGGGCCTACTATAGGCATTTGTAGAAGTTTTAAACCAAAACCACTAGTTACAGCATCAAATTCCGCAGAAAGAGAACTATCAAATGATTTATTAGAAAGCATTTTTTCCATAAAATCAAACCCTTGAAGTGCATGCCCTAAATGCTCCATTTCTATATCTAGGGTAAAAGTCCCCTTTCTTCCTAGACTAATAGTTTTTACTTTTCCACTATCTAAGAAAGCTTCTCTTACTTTATTCAGTTGTGGTACAGTAGTTACATTAGCTAGGATATTTTCACTAAATGCTTTTATAGCGGAAGCTTTTTTCTTATCCGTAGCAAACCCAAATGCTTGAGCTAGTGCATAGTGCACTGAAGTAGTTATAGGTTTCCCGTTTACTGTAAATTTCCGGTTTGCACCCTTTCCTGTAGTCGTAAAAGTATTATTATTTTCTAAAGCTTGTACTATAAATCTATGTAGATGTTTGTCATTTTGTGGATTAATAGTATTACTATCTACAAAAAAACGACCATTCTTAGAAAAGAAGTAGTTAAACCACATAGATTTTCTATTATCAGTAGGCTTTACTTCCCCATCTAGCCATTTTAAATGTGCAATAGACTGCTCTACTTCCCTATTCTTAGAAGCCTGAGTAAGCTGCTCTTTATGTGATAGCTTTTTAAATTCCTCTGTATATATTGTTTTAGCTTCATCAGTGTATATTTCTATATGCCCTAATAGCTTTTTTATTCTTCCTTCATTTTTAGGGTCTGTTACTTCCCTAAGTAACTTCATATCAGCACTCATTTTAGTATTTGTAAGCTTTTCCATAGCTTTTTTAGACTTTCCTGCCACACCTACACCTAAACTCTCTTTCCTAGGTTTTTCGGTAGATTTATCTATTACTTTTTGGTCTATCTCTTTAAAAGAAGGCTCTTTACGTCTTACGTCTAGCCCGGGTAGAGTCTCTGCTAGTGCTTCCACTTTTAGAATAGCTTCCTCTACATTTTCTTGCTTATTGATACTTACAAATTTAACTACTGATTCTGATTTAGTTATATCTTTCTTTTGCTTACCTAGTACTTTTGTAGCAAAGTCTTCACTAGACATCTCAGTAACATTAAAAAGTGATTCTTTGCTGTCGGTACCCATGAGTACCGCTATCTGCCCTAGTTCAGTTACAAGTCTACCAAAAGCTTGTCCATCTACTTCAGGATTTTTCTTATCTTTGATTCCTAGTAGTTTGGCGATATCTTTACCAATACTATCAGCAACCGTCTTAATCATTAAGCCATGTTCCTGCATAGCCGTGATAGCTTCTATAGAAAGTTCAGATTCATGCTTACCTAGTATCTCTGCTATGTCCTGTACCGTTTTACCTTCCTTAGTCAGTAAGTAACTACTATTACGTATAAAATAGTAGAGAGCGGTACGAGCAGCTACTGCAAAGTTTGCATTTAAGTTACCGTCTGTATCATAAATTAAACTGGATGCAGGGCTATCAATATTGTCAAAAGGTAAAGTAGTGGTTTCTTTTTTTAATTCTATAACACTTGTTAATCTGCTTAGTGATTCTTCTACAAAATTATTAAACTCTTTATTTGCTTCCCCTTCTACCTTTATTTCATTAATATTTAAGGTATTTAGTACTGTAGGCTCACTGACTTCCACATAGTTGTTTGGGTCTACTTCTGTAACAGTATATGTACCATCTTCAGAAAATTTCTCTACTTCTTCTAATACTGTAGTAGTAGTGTACTTGGTCTTTCCTTTTTGGATATACGAGTAAACTGGTTTATTTATCTTAGCTGCATCTTTCTTACCTTTCGAGTTAGCCAACATACTTTTTACTGCACCACTAGCTTTTTCTTTAAAAGTGGACTTAACCCATGTAGCTAGGGATTCACCACCTTTCTTGGCTATTTCTTGTGCATTTTTCCATTCTTCTACTAGCTTCCCGCCTTTAGTTAAGTCTTGTTCTTTAGCTTTTAGTCTTTTTTGTATCTCACGTAAGGCAGTCTTAGAAGCTTTACCTACAGCTTCGGAATATTCTGGAGAGTTGGTGCCTTTACTTACCATTATAGGAGTTAATGTCTTTTCTAACGCGATAACTTCTTTGGCCATTTCATTAGTAAGATATGCCAGCATTTTAGAATCACTAGTCTTTTCTTCACTAGCAGGAAAATACTCTGCGGCAAATTCTTTAGCAACTCGTAAAGCTTCTTCTTCTTTTATGCCTATTTTATCAATATAGGATAAATTAACTTTCCTTTTATACTTATCACCACTATTTGTTATTAATTCAACAGTTGCAGAATTAGTGCCATCTTTAAGTACACTAATTTCATATACTTTACTAACTTTAGTGCCTTTAGGTACATCTTTAGAATTAATTGTGTAAGCTTCATTTAGCTTTTTTGGGTCGATCCCTGTTTTAGGGTGGCTACCTACAGGTTCATCTTTAGGACCAAAAGTATAATATACAGACCTTACACCGTCTTTTGTTACTGTATGTTCAATGTATGTGTATTCCTTACCTTGATTATTCGTAATAGATAATTCCGGTAACTCCCGGTAGCTATCGGGCATAGAAAGGCCTTTTTCCCGACTCTCTTTTACTACTTTCTTTCTTTCTTTTATAGTTATTACTGCATCAAAAGCAGCTTTTAGTCTACTTTTTACATTCTTTTCCCGATCCTTAGCCTGTGCTTCTTTTCGACCTTCTGCTTGTATAACAGCAACTTCAGCCCTAGACTTAAACACTATAGCACCATTAGCGTTTATAGCACCTGCCTTATACCTCTTAGCTAGTGTTTTTATTTTAATACTATTACTAGTAACTTTACCCTTAGCATTTTTAGTCGTTAGTAGAGAAGGGTCTACTACTATGGTAGCACCTGCTTTTATAGCTGCAGCTAAGGTTTTACTAGCAACACTTCCACCTTTTACGTCTAAGGTAGTAAGTAATACAGTGTCTTCTGCAGTAAATGGTGTGCTTTGTTTGACTACTTTAGACTCATTTATATTTCTGTAGTCACCATTTTTCTGCCAACGTTTAGCACTAGTACTATCCTTTGCATCATCTACGATAACTTTAGTAAGTTTATGTTTATCATAAAATTTTACATCGTCTTCTCTGTATCCTTGGGTTTTCTTGTCTAGCCTACTAGATACCGGAACAGCTAGGAAACTCCCAGAACTAGTACCTAGTATTTTAGTGGTTGCCTTATTATAACGATTTAGTGTAGTTTCTAGATGGTCTATATTATCGTCTATTGAGTTTAATATACTTCTACTACTATCTTTTATCTTGTAGTTACCTTTAGAGTCTACCTGTACATCAAGGTAGTTTTTACCTAGGCCTTCAACCATAGTTTTCTTGGGTTTAGCGGCACTAGCTCCCGGTTTATTCTTATTTTTATTGTACGCATCTATATCTGTCTGTAGGCTCTTTTCCGCTACTTCATATAATTTTTTGCGGGTAACTTGGGTATTTAGAAAATTACTTATCCCCTCTATCTCATTAGAAATAAGTTTTTTACTTACACCGGCAGTGTTCACTAGTTTCTTTAATCTAGCTCTACGATTAGGTGCACTATTAGCTCCTGACGCCATAGAGTCTTCATATACTTGAGAGGCATCTTTGCCTTCCATTACTTTAGTAATTCGATCAAATCTGAATGGTTTTTGTCCATTATTCTTAAGGAATTTGTTAACTAGTGCCTTTTCATCATCCGTAATATCAAGGTTACCTTCGACATTTACTTTAGTATCTAGGAAGTCCTCTACTACATCTTCAGGACTGAATCCAGAACCTAGTATAGGCAATTTTTCACTTTCTAATATACTCTTAGCAGCTTCCCCTTTAACTTTTTTGAATAAGCGTAATGACATTTCGTCATTTTCAGTTTCTTTGTCTGTACCTTTTCTACTTTCTAGGTCTACTTCAGCTGCTTCCACTTCTTCTATTATTTCAGCATAAGTTTTATCACTGCTACTTAGTTTTTCTTTTAATATAGGAGTGGCTAAATCTTCTTGGTCTTTTTCCCCTACTGCCTCAATTAGGCTTACATACTCATCGTCATCGACCATGGTAGCGTAAGCACTTATAGTAGCGTTAGTTTTATTATTTGATTCTGTAACTACGGTTGCTAACGCTTCTGCATCTAGGTCTGTTTCAGGAACTTCTGCTTCTTCTACGACTGCAGTATTTTGACCTTTTTTATCTAAAACTTTCTGACCTACTTTCCCTAGCCCTTGACTTACAAGTTTAGATGCTGGTTTAACACCCCCTAATTGTACCCCAGAAGATATACCTGCAAAAGTACCTGTAAGTATTTCTGCACTAGTTTCAGCAAGTACTTCACCTACAGACTTACCTTCAAAATCAGCACTGCCTACTTTTTGGTTAATTTGTTCTACAATACTGTCAAAAGTCTCCTGAACACCTTCAGTTACTCCGCCCTTGACTATGCTACCCATAGTTCTACCTGCAGCGCTAATAAGGCCTTTTTTAGTTGCCTCTTTCACTACATTTGCAGGAATATCTTTCATACCTACAAGAGATTTTAATGAAATTACTTCAGCTGTAGATGCTATTCTGTTAAGTACAGCCATACCAAAAATTTTATCTGCACTAGGGTCTTCACCATTACTATTTTCTTTAAAGATAGTAATGTCATTATTCATTCTTACCATCATGTCTGCGTTAGTATAATAACTACCTTTTAGTAGATCAGGGACTTTTTTAAGTAATGTATGGCTATCCTGTAATTCTTTAACTCTAGCAAAATCTTTAGCTTTTGTAGCTGTAGCTACTTCTACTTTTAGTTTGGATAAGTTAGACTGTAAGGCGTTACTGACGGTTTTTTGAAAAGCAGGGGAAACTTTAGTAACTACTTTAGCAGTAGTCTTGCTTATAGCTCCAAGAGCACCTCCAGAACCTATAATTTCAGTAATCATTGAAGCGGTTAATGAGGGATCACTAAGTAAAGTCCAAGCTGCAGACCCTAGCTTACTTCTTTTTTCCGGATCTGTGAAAGCTTCTTTTATACTTTCCCAGCTAGTAATATCAATACCTGAAGCTGTTATTTGCTCCATCGCCCTGTTCAGGGTTATTTCATCTAGCTTTCTGTCATATCCTAATGCGTTATCTACAACCCCTAAAACAGACTTCTTAAATCCATCCTCAAACAAATCAATATCTAATTTATCATTTCCAGTAACTGCTCTAGCAATACTTTGAGGTATGTAAGTAGCTACTTCCATTGCTACGTCTATTAAATCTAGTGCACCTTTAGCGACACCAGCGGGTAGTGCAGATAGTACTTGTATACCTTCATCTAAAGCAGTTTGGTTATCATACCTATTTTGTGTTACCTCTTCCACGACCCTAGCAGTATAGGTATCTAAGTATTCTTTATCTGAGTACGCGGTACCTTTATAGTAAGGTTTTACATAGTCTTGTGTAGCATACTTGTATAAGGTCTTTCTAGCCTCTTCAGCGTTAAAAGCTTTACCATAATCGGCAGAGTCCGGATTTCCAAAGAAAGCTTCCCTAGATTTGTAATACTCACTTGCCCCAGAACCAAACCTATCATAATTTTCTAGGTCTAAAGCATCTTTAACTAGACGTCCTTCTAATGCTTTGGCTCTTCCATGCCCTAAAGCCTCAATAGCAATACCAATGTAGTCTGGTAATAATACATCATAGTCTTTCTTGTTAATGTCTACACCATCTGGCCCGGGTGCCCATCTAGTGTACCTTACGTCAGATGAGTCTTTATCTCCTCTCGATAAACCAAATTTAAATGCTTCATCGCTAGTCTTTGTGCCGTAGCCGTAAGCTCTTCTTACAGGGCCTTGATAACGTTCCCCTGTAGATATATTGTATAAACCATCGTCATCTCTGCTTAAAGCTAAATTATTTTTTGCGTACTCCCATAAAGAAGAGTACTCAGCATCAGACATTTCATTGTGTATTTTATTTCGGTTACTAATAATCCTACCGTCAGCTAGTTCAGTATAAGAATCAGATAAATTTGCATTTTGTACTTTTGGTCCAAGGCGCTCTAGCTTTGCTTTTTTGCTTTCTTCTAGATTACCTAATTTATGGTTGCTTACATCAAATAAACTATTCTTACCGTACAACCTATCCCTAGATTCGTCAGAGTAGTAAGCTTTTTCTGCTATAAGGGCATCATAATCCAATGGATTATCTACAGGCTCATCAGGGTTGCTAGCCACTCCATTACTAAATCTGTTATCCCACATCTGAGCTTTTTCAGCTCTATCTTTTTCAGCTCCTCTCCAATGAGTGTTTAGCCATGCCTCTTTTAAAGGTATATCACCTTTAGCAATAGCATTCAGGTCTACATCGCCAGCTTGAAATTTATCAGCTAAAAAAACTAAATCTTGTACATCTTCAGAAAGAACAGAAAAATCGGGGTCTTCCCCAATAAGTATTTGCCTATCTCTTACAGGTATGTCATCTAAACTTATACCTAAGGTACTTAAAGATTGAAATAACCTATTAGAAGCAGTCTTATTTGCACCTGAACCTGTAGATAGCTCATACTGGTACTTTCCTCTACCGATACCTGTACTAGTGTCCCCTTGTACCCTATCTGGTATGTTATTAGATTCTATTTGCCCTACTTTATCCATAAAAGTACGAAAGTTACCGGTTTCTGCTTCGCCCCATTTATTAGCAGACGCGACATTATTTAACGCTTTTTCAAAAACACTACCACTTGTACTACTTGGATTTTTAGGGGCAAAATATTCTTGTTCGGCTAACAGTTCATCATAAGTAAGAGAACTAGGTGTACCTGAGGTAGCGTCATTAATCATTTGTACTTCCGTATTATAAATATATTATAAGTATTTTAACATACCTATAATATATTACCTATAGTAGAGGGGATTTACTGGGGGTTTAGTTGCTCTCTAATAGCTGCAAGTCTTTTATTTGCTATTACCAACTCTTTTTCATAGCCTTTTAAGTTATAAGCATATTCATCTTTAACCCATTTAAGAGCTCTAGGACTAACTGCTACTTGTCTTGCAGTATTGATGGCTCTTTCTATTCTGTCCAACTCTTCAGAGGTAGTTTCTTCTTCTTTACGTAAATTTTTAAGTCTATTCACTTCTACCTGCCTAGGGTTCTGCGCCCTAGCTTGCTGTCTTTTATTGAGTTTATCATAAGCAGTCAAGGCCTCTACAGAAACACTGCGGGTAGCTTCGGTAGAGCCAGCTTTAGGTACATTAGGATCTACTTCAGGTAATCTAGGTTCAACCGCAGAAAATCCCAAATAAGGTAATGTAAAGTCAGGTACTGCATTATCTCCTTTACTAGGACGGTACCTATCAGCTAGTATCTCCTCTCTGCTTAGTGTTGTAGGGGTATTTCTTAAGTCCTCTGATACCTTATTAATTTCGTCATCATAACTAAAATTATCTCTACTCATAGCTAATGCTAATGATACTATAGTATTAATACCTTCTTTACCTGTTAGAGTTCGCTTATCTGAAGTCCAACCATCTTCAAGTTGAGCAGTCATTATCATTGCTGATCTTATTATTCCCTGATCGACATTCGCTAAACTCTTATGACGTAATAATACCTCGTAAGTAGCAGTTGCTGCTGGTTTATCTTTATACCCTATACCCTTAAGAGCTTCATTAAAGGTTTTTTCGTCTATTCCTTTAGTATCTCTACCCTTTGTATTTTTACGTAGGTCTTTTAGTGTACTTAATCGTGCAGATTTAGAAGCTCTATCAGCTTTATGGATATCTTGCTCAGCTTTAAGTAACTCTTTTTCTGTACGAGCTCCTCGAGATAAAAATAATGAAGTAAGGTGACTACCTACCTGTTGGTTTGCTACGTTAGAATGTCCTTTACTTTGTAGTTTTTTTGTTGCAGCACGTACCCTTTCTTCCACAGTAGCACTATTTACCGCAAATTCAATACCTTCCTTTATATTTCTTGGAGCAGAATTCAAAAACTTACTTGCATTGTTATAGTACTTAGTAGCTTGATCATCAATAGCCAAAATATCTTTGGTAGATAAGGTTATTTTTTCATCTAAGGTATAACTATCATCATAAGCGGCCATTCTTTGTTCAAGTAACTTATTACCCGTTGCACTAAGAACCCCCTCATCGTCAGCTAAAGACATATTACTATTTAATACGTCTTTCTGGGCATCAAACTTTGCTTGACTAGCAGCAAGAAGTGCAGACTCTTTATCTATAGCACCTCTGACATTTCGCCCTAGGGTATTGATATTAGGGTCTAGGGATACTTCTGATAATAACTTTTGATCTTTTAAAGATGCATCATAAATATCAGATTCCCGTTTTTCCTTATCTACTAATACAGTATTCCTCTCCCCTGCTAACTTATTAGCAGCGATATTTTGTGCAGCAGTAGCCTCCCTACTTAATCTACTTTCCTTAAGCCTATCTTGTCTAGTAGTATTAAATCTATTCTGCTCTTGTTGAAGTAAAAGGTTTTTATCTTTTCGATCTTCTTGACGTACAAAAAGATCATATTTCTGTTCTTCTAGCCGTGTATCTTTATCTGCATATTTTTTAGAAATACCCGCAAACATGTTAACTAGGGCTGCACCATTAGTAGACATAAAATTATCCTTTAAGTAAATGCGTTAAAACCAGCTCTACTACTATTATAGTTAGCTTGTTTTTGTTCTTCACCCGCTATAGCAAGTCTCGTCTGCTTCCTATCTAGCTTAGATGTTTTATAGTCGTCATAAGCAAGAAAAGCACTTACCCCTAAGCCTCCTATATCCGCAAGTCCACTTACAGTACTGTTTTTCATACCAAATAACCCAGTCTCACCAGCCTTAATTTTATTAGCCATTAGTTTTTCGTAAAGTGATGGCTGAGATGCAAAAGATGATACAGCATTAGTACTTACATCTTTCACTTTCTCACCAAGAAAATTGAAACCTTCTTCATCAACATCAGCCTTAATTTTAT